CTCATCAGAAAGTTCTTGTAAACCTTTTACCTTTGCAATACCCATAACAAGGCAATACTGCTTACCACTTGGAGTAGTTCTCCAAAACGGTTCAGTAGCTTTTTCATTACCACTCTCTGGTACAAAGTGTGTTGCTCTAAAAGAGCAGTTCTTTTGCATTTGAGTAGTAGGATTGCCATCTCTGTCTTGTCCTGCTTCAGCTTTAAAGCCAATTCCTTCTGATTCATAAAACGCTTGTACATCCTCTACGGGTGCACCATTCATATCAACTAAATTCATAATTAAAAATTTTAATATTATTAAACTATGTAAAAAGTTGTTAGAAAAAGCCGAGACAGGGAGTGGGTGTTGTTTGAAAAAAGCCGAATCTAGAATTGTTGTTTTGTGAAGGTAAAAAAATACCCCGCATTTCTGCAGGGTATTGTACTGTTACTTTTCAGCAGCAGCCTTCTTTTTCTCCAACCATAGTTTAAACTTGTTACCAGCTAAATCTGACATATCATTATTGGTAGCTTTGTTTTCAAACACAGTGAAATAGATATCATTGAAATCTGGGTGTTTGTTACCATTAGCATCAAGCATTGGAATCTTAGATATACTAGAATATAGCACATTTAGTTCAAATTCCCCAGTGTCATATGATTTCTTGTTAAGCAAACACTGCTGTAGTGTACCAGATAATTCTGGAAACCCTTTAACTTTGCAGTACCCCATAACTATACAGTATTGCTTACCACCATCAGTGGTTTTCCAATTTGGTTCACTACCTTCAGTAAGTCCTGATCCTTTAGCAGGTGCAAAGTATTTTGCTGTAAATTTACAGTTACTTAACATTTCAGTACTACCATCATCTGGTCTAGCAGTAGCTACATAGCCATTGTCTTCGTAGAATGCTTGTACAAATTCAACTGGTTGGTCTTTCATAAATTCAAATTCATTCATAATAAATTGTTTTAAATAATTAATTAAATTGAGTTATTTAAGATATGTAAAAAGTTGTTTACACGCTGGGTGTGATGGGAAAAAGGGGGTTATTACACCCCCTTATCCTACTACTTAGATAGATGATCCTTTACCCAAAGATTTCTATGTTCTTTCATAGACTTTTCTACATCTTCCATAACTTGGTCAGCATACTCTATAAAATCTGCCAAGTTCATGTCAGCTTCCTCTTGAGTTATTGCATCCAATTTAAGGACTATAGCATTTGTAGATTTCCACACACTCTGAAGTTTAACTATAGCAAGTTGCTCTTGTATTGTTAATTTACTCATTGCACACCTCCTCTTCATCTACTAGATACTTTACAAGATGGCCTTTAGCAAGCATATCTTGCTCTACTTCATCTCGTATACCATCATACTCTTCTTCTGTAAGAGTACTGTCAAACTTGTTCAAAGCAGATCTCCAAGATCCATGTCCAGCATCTTTTGCCATCTCTCTAAGTTTATCAAGAAACTCAGTAGCAATTGTACCCTGATAGTGCATGTCATACCATTCTTGTAATACCCAAGGTTCTCTACATGCTATAAAAGCATTTTCATAATGCCAATATCTTTTGTTGACATGAATACACTTTAGATCTTTAACCATGTCAGCTAGGACACTTTTTTCAATGTCAAATCTTTGTGGTAAAATGAACCCATAGACATACTCTGAATCCTTTTCTCCAGGTTGTCTTACTTCAGCTGTGTTACAAAAGCGCAACTCTACTTCTTTTTGAAGATGTAATGTAATTCGGGAAGCAAGTATACTAACCTGCTTTTCCCATTCATAACCATAATAATGCATAAGCTTTAAATTTTAATTAATTAATAATTATTTAGAGTATGCAAAAAGTTGTTTCTATTGTGGGTGTGAGTGTAAAAAAGGGGATATCTCTATCCCCTTTACCCTAATCATAAGGCACTTCAAAATGTTCCCATACATACATACAAGCTTCTTTAATTCCAGTAGCTATAACATACATATCATTTGGATCTTCTGTACTTACATAACCATCTTTAGCATCTGGTTCAGCTATTAGATGTGAAGTTGCAACCACAGCATAAGCTTCTTTGTCAGGTCTTCTGCTATAGCCATGCCATGTCTTTACAATTTTGTACTCATTTAGAACTTTTCTTCCCATAACATAAAAGATTTAAAAGGGGACATTTCTATCCCCTTTGGTTAATAATTAAAATGGTAAATCATCTACTGCTTTTTTTGCATCAGCATAAGCTTTTTTAGATGTTGATGTAGCAGCTTTTACATCATCCCACTTCTTACACTTAAGTTGAGCTTCAAGATATGCTTTTTGTACTCTGTTCATTTTTACATGTAAACTAGCACAAGATTGTCTATCCATATACTCATTTAACTCCCAGATATCAAAGAAGCCTTTGATGCGCACTAAGTCTTTATTCCTATGATCAGGAATAAGATCAAAGTTTGATTTAGGGAAATGTTTCTTAAACACTTCTCTTTCATTCTCTGTCATTAGTGAACAACCATTGACTATCATCCATCTGTGGAATGTAGTGAAACCATACTCTTTGTTTAGAGTAATTACTCTTTGTTTAGCAATTTTTGCCATAATAAATAAAATTTAATTAATAAATAATTGTTTAGGTTATGTAAAAAGTTGTTTCAGTATGGGTGTGAATGTAAATAAATAGGAAGGCTCTTACACCTTCCTACTTATCTTACTCAGGATCTATAACTAAGAGTCTACCAATAACACAGCATGCTACCATCATACCTAACATTATAGGTATATTCTTTTCAGGTACTAATGATAAACATAGACACCACACGATTGCTAGAGCACCAAGAAATAACCCTGTACTCAAAATAAAACTAATTACTTTCATAAGATTTAAATTTATATGTTAAATTATTTAATCTATGTATAAAGTTGTTTCAGCAGAGAAACATACCCCCCATGTTGTTTCTAAGAAATTTTTTTAACCCACAGACCTTATGGGGGGTACCACCAACTCAGAAGTAGCCTGGGGTTTTTGTTATAAGGACCCATCACAATGTCTACCACAAAGCATTTCTACCACCGTTACCCTTGGGAATGTCCTCAGTAATTGTTATCTTATAGTATGAGATACTTTCTATTGACTTTATTATTATTATTCCCTATACTTATAGCATATGCACAAATTGATGAAGATTTTAATAGTTTTAATGGTACTGGGGAGTGGCTTAGTCCTGGGGGTAACACTGGTTCTCATGATGGTGATCTTTGCTTTAATATTACAGGAAACTATTTGGCGGGTGAGTTCTATGTATTCCAAAGCCCAATGTATGATTTTAGCACATGGTCCAATGTTGAATTACTCTGGGTTCAAGAGAGTGATGTCCGTGCTGGGGATGTTTTTGGATTGTATTTTTATGACAATGGTTGGTTTTTCTATGACATATCTAATCTTAATGGGTTTTATGGAGTTACTTTACCCACTACAACGATTGCTCTTGCGTTTGTTTTAAACACATCAGGATCAGGTAATATTAATGGTAAGTATTCACATGTAGAGTTTCTTTCTATATATGATCCAGAACCTTTACCAGTAGAGATGTTAGACTTCTCTGCAAGCTTGCAAGATAAAGGAACAATGGTTGAATGGTCTACAGCATCAGAAAACAACTCTCAGAAGTTTGATTTATATAGATCATCAGATGGAAGTACCTGGGGGTTACTTGATGAGATCTCTGCAGCGGGGTTTAGTAATAGTGAAGTACCATATAGATACTTTGATGAAGATATGTTACCTGGATACAGCTACTATAAGTTAATTCAGATTGATATAGATGGAAAAGAAGATATATATGGTCCCGTGTATACATACCGCAATGTATTTACGGACCCAAGAAAGTATAACTTAATGGGACAAGAAGTTAATCAATTTTACAAAGGTTTAATAATAGATGAAGATGGAAGAATCAAATACAATGACTAAAGAGGAGATGATGGCAAAAGTTGAGTTTTTAAAAGAACAGCTTTCGGGTGATATGTTTGAAGATATGGATATCAAAGATGAGATACATAATTTACAAATGAAGATAGATGGAAACAAGCCAATGGACACAAGAATTGATTGTGTAGGTTGTGGTTCTTAAAATTATTTATATATTTGTTTAAAACCAACAGATTATGAGTGAATTTATTTTAAGAGGCAATCGAATATTAATTGATAAGCCTGAAAAGAAAGAGAAGAAAGAAGGTGAATTAGATCTTATCGTTCCAGATAACATGGAAAAAGATGCTGAGAAAGAAATGATGAAGGAGTGGACTCATCTAAATGTTTCAGCAGTAGGTACAGATGTTGAAGATGTAAAAGTTGGAGATAAGGTATATATCAAAACAGGAGCTTTACACAATGCAGAGATTATGGATTTAGACGGTTCTATCAAAATGATGGTAACTGTACATGATATAGTAATGATCTGGAAATGATAGTAAAAGTTCTTATAACCATAGTAGCATTAATATCCATAATATTTTTAGGAGTGTTAGCTAATGCTCTTATAAAGCCAATATGGGATAATGTAGAAAAGAAAAAAGTTGAAGACTTTGAAGGTAAGGTATTAGGGTATGCAGGATTTGCTGCATGTGGTATTATATTTATGCTATGGTATCATTATATTTTTGGCTAACTTGCTACCCACTCATCCAATCCTCACGGCAAGTTAGCCTAAAGCCTCTAGTTTTTCTACTAGGGGCTTTGTTTTTTAATAAAGTTTTTGTATATTAAGAGTGTCAGTTGGCGTAATGAAGATGACGGCCATAGGATAGAGCTGGTTTGATTTGAATACTCTAGTGCAAAGGCTGATAAGAAAGCCCTCAAGCTTACCTGAGAGTTGACCGCAAGGAAGGCTTGATTTTAAGTAAGAGGGTTTTTTTCTATTACTCTTTTTTATATCATTTATTTTTACTATATTATAACTGTATATTTATTAAAAAACATAAAATGGCATCAACAGGTAAAAAAAGAAGTTCTGGAATTCTTAAAGAATTTATTACAGCAAGAACACAAGTTTGGCAGTACTTAAACACTAGCCTAGATTTCTTCCTTAGAGCAGCAGGTCTTAGAACAACTACTACATTGGCAGGAACAATATCAGATGGAGGTTTTGATTCTCCATGTTCAATTTCAAAATGTGAAAATGAAACTTATGTTAGAGACGGAGTTACATATGACGTTTGGCAACATAAAGGAAGTGCAGCCATAGGATCTCCAGACAATCCAGTTTCAGAAGTTGCACCAGCAGTTTGGAGTAATGTATCTTTCTTTGGAATAATCAATGTTTCAAAAGGAAATATGGCTATTATCAGTGATTCTAGTTTAATGGGAGCAGCAGACAGTACATTTGATACTGTAGACTATACACCACTAGCTAGTGAAGAAACACTTGTTACTAATGTAGGGTCTGGCGAAACTGCATTTGCAAATGTAGTGTATTTGTCAGTATATAATGATCAAGCGCCTATTGAAGATAATGAAATTTATGTATCTACAATAACAAACTTTGAGTTTGAATCAAGTTTATATGTAGATTTTAAATTTATTGTAGAACAAGGTGCTACAGTTCAATTAGTTACATCATAAAAATAAAAAAAATTATTATGCCAAAATTTAGAATAACAAGTAGAGGAGGAACAACCCTTACAAAAATACCAGCAGCATTAAAGGTTAGATACGTAGGTTATGCAAGTGGGGATCCTAAGAAAAAACTAACTTTTGATGTTGTGTCAAAAGCATCATTTAAAGACGGTATACTTTTGATACCAGAGTGGTATCCTATAGAAAAAGTTAAAGATTTATTACCACCAGTGGGCGTGTTAACAAGTTTAGAAGTAGAAGCAGATGTACCTTTCGATGTAAGTTTTTATGACACTACAATATTAACATTTAAGCTTAAATTAGTACAAACTAAGGTTGTAGGAGATAAAGGTGACGTAAAAATTATTTATAGTGTAGAAGGTCTTCCTCAATCAGTTAGTATACCTCTTACTGAAATACCTCGTAGTAAAGACGATATAGCTAAGAGAAGAGATGAGATAAGATCTGAAGCTACAGCTGCTGCCGTTGCAAAAAGACCTAGAGGTGTAGAAGAACCTAAATAATAAACTATGCCAGCAAGATTTGTCCCACAGTCGCCAGATCCTTACCTTAAAAAGGGTGAGGATATGGCTCCCGCTAAGTTTGGTCATCTTAATGAAATATTAAGAATGACTCAAAGAGAATATGCAAGTGATGCAGATGCAATAGCTGCAGGATTAAAAGTAGGTGAACTATATAGTAGACCTTCAGGTGCAGTACACGTAATAAAACCTTAAACTATGTTAAGAAATATAAATAACTTTTTTAATATTCTCAAAAAGGGAAGAGTTAAAAAAACACTTGTTGATAGCGATATGATTCCTGTTGGAACTAGAGATACTATTAATAAGTCTAAATATTATGATACAGCTATTAGCTTTAAATCTCTTGAAACACAGTTAGGTGGTTCAGGTGGCACAGGACCACAAGGTCCAGCAGGACCTCCAGGAGCAGATGGTGCTCCAGGGGCAACAGGTCCAACAGGCCCTATAGGACCAGCAGGTCCAGTAGGTGCAGCAGGATTAAACTTTACAGGTACATGGAGCGCAGCTTCTTCATATGTAGTTGATGACGTAGCATTCTTTGATGGATCTAGTTATGTATGTACAAATCCAGTAGGACCAAGTGCTACAGATCCTTCAGTAGATACAGCTAACTGGACTTTTTTAGCACTACAAGGCTTAGATGGTCCACAAGGTCCTATTGGTCCAATTGGTCCAGCAGGAGCTAGTTTATGGACACCTATAGTACCTTTAACATTTGCAGGAGCTGCAGATACAATTGATCTTTCTACAGGTAATACGTTTACTATAGATATTACAGGAAGTACTACAATATCAATGTCTAACCTAGGTGTAGGAGACTATATCTTTATAATTGATAATACAGCAGCAGAGATTGTAACTTTACAAACTGGCACAAATATGTACACTAATAATAGTTTACAACCTGTAATTACAGGAATTACACTAATGAAGGGTACTTCTGATGGCACAAAAATCTTTATTACTTCATTAGAAAATATGAATATACTTTAATATGATTCCAGTTAGAAGAAATATAGACACAGATAATTTGATTTTGTGGTTAGATCCTTCTAGCCCTTTGTCATATATTAAGTCAGAAGCAGCCAATAGTATTGCAGGAAGAGGTAAAAATCTATTTGCAGGTACTGAAGCTTTTACTAATACTTTTAATTTAAACTTAGTAAAAGCTGCTTGGACTCAAGATTCAGTAACTCCATATGGTAGAAGACGTTTAGAACCAATATTAGATGGTATGATTCTAGATCCTGATGGAGGTAATCAGACTAGACTTTTGAGAGAAACTGCAGAAACAGGAGAACATTTCTTTAGACAAGATATGCCTATTGAAGGAATAAATTTAGGACCTTCTGAAAGAGTTACATATTCAATGTATGTTAGAGAAGATTTAACAAGTGCTGCTAGACAAATAAGAATATCTCATACAAATACAGCTCCAAGTACTGGGGGACTTGTTTATGACTTTGCAACAAGTACGCTTACGCCACTTAATGTATCTGGAATAGAGGATTACGGTGTAATACCTGCTAGTGGTGGCTGGGTTAGAATATGGTATACTACAAAATTTACTTCTGCGGGTTCTCAGTTAAATGCAAGAACTTACATCTATTTGCAGGATGGTTCTGGTAATGTAAACTATGCTGGCGATGGTACATCAGGAGTATATGCATATGGTCCTCAATGGGAAGAAGGTGTTTTATCTAATTATGTTAAAGTAGAGGATGGAGGCGAATTTGCAGGTGGTTTTCAAAATAGAAAAATTGGAAGACTTAGTTTAATCCCTAATCCTTTACCTTACACAACTAGTTTTGAAGGTACGAATTTTAGATTTGATGGTTTTAATAGTGGTTTTGCAAGTGGAGCTGCTACAAGACTTCCATTTAGATCTACAGGTACAAGTAATCAAAGTTTAAAAAATCATACAGCATTTGCTTGGGTTAAAGTAGATACATCAACAACTCCAGATGGCAGTCCTGAAATATATGCTGTATTTGGTAGAATAGGTGGTAAATCTAACAATGGTGTATTTGGTGTAGGACCTGGAGGTACTACAATAAGATATAAAGTTAGAGCTAGGTATGAAAAACCTGATTTATCAACAGTAGCTATTCCTAATACATTTGAATCTACCTCATTTCCAACTATAGCTAATACTTGGCATTTGATTGCTGCAGATTATGACTATCTTGCAAACACAGTAAATTTTTATATAGATGGTCAACTTGTTAGCTCTGATGTTTATACGCCTACTCCAGGATATACAAATATAGGTGTAGATGGTAGTGGATCAGGTATACAATTTGGAAGTTTTACATCAGGATCAACTGCATTAGGTCAATTTAGAGGTGAAATAAATATTGCAGGTTTTTATGATAAAGCCTTAGATGCAGGAGAACATGGAGCATTGTATAATGCAACTAAATATAGATTTCATAATTAGAAAAATAGAATAAAATGTCAATAGGAAATTTAAAAACAGATGGAGGTAAAGGTACTAATTGGCCTTGGCAATATAGAATGCTTAAAGGATTGCAAGGTATCATTGATGTCATCAATAGTACAGCTAATGGATCAGAGTATGAAGCTCAGTTGGTTAATATTGATTGTCCACCTCCCACTCCTCCAGCAACAACTCCTGTAGCAGGAACTGTTCTTTATTTAGAGGTTAGAACTTGGGATACAGTAAGTGGCGGATTTACTAATATAAGCTACTATCTTCCAGGAAGTGATACTGAATATCCAGCTTCAGAGTTTGCGGCTTGTACAATTACTTATCTAGAAGCAGGAGATGCTACAGAGGTTACATTAAAAGCTGTTTTAGATGAGCTTAAAGCTGATTTAGCAGATAAGGTTGTGATTCCAGTACTGCTTAGAAAAGCAGGAAATGTTGTTGCAGGCACTCCTGATACAATTACAGATGCTGTAAAAGCTATTTCATTTGCAAATTACAGTAGTGTAAAAGCTTCAATATTTGTAAGTGATAATGATCCAACTGCACCAGTATATACTTCTATAGAATTAAAAGCAGGCGAGGTAATTAATTTAGATGCAGGTGGAAATGCTAATAGTTTTCCAGCGAACATGTTTCAATATGAGCCCGATCCTGTAGCAAACATAAATGGAGATTTATTAATAACTTACACTAAATAATCATGGCGGGAACTAAAATAAAAAGAGACTTACCAAATGATGAATATAATGCTGCGATAAATGCAAACAGTCCTTCTGCTGCAAATCCATTTGCTACAATAGCTGATGCAAGTAGTATATATACTGCAGATGGTACAATTGCAGTAAACAGATTAGTTCAGATTCAAAATGGATTAACTTGGTCTGGTTCTACAATACTTAGAACCACAAATAACATGAATATTAAAGAAGTTATTCAAGAGTCTGATTTAGGAACTACTTTGGCAGCAAACACTGTTTATCTAATTAGAGGTAAGGTAACTGTATCACAATCTATATCTGTTATAAATGAAGGTTCTGTAATTCTTGGTACAAATAGAGAAACAGATAATCTAGAATATACTGGGGCAACTGGTAATCTTTTTAATGTAAGTGATGTAAATTTTACAATATCTCACTTAAAGCTTTCTAGCACTACAAGTGGAACAGGAATTTTAAGAGCTGATAATGTAACAGCAGGACAGCCTAATACAGGTCGTTTAAAAGTATTAAGTATAGATAACTGTCAATTTAGAAATTGCTATGATGTTATGGACATTAGTGGTTTTGATTTAGTAGATATAAACCAATGTTTATTTATATACGTTGAAGCAACTAATTTTGGATTAAGATTTACAGATGTTTCTAAGCTTCAGATTACAAGTTGTGAATTAATCAGATGGTTTGATGAAGCTACTATAGCTGCACCTTCAGGATTTGCAACTGTCTCCATGATTGAATTACAAGATAATAATTTAGCATCATATGGTGCAGTAAATATTAATGGTTGTATTATTCATCCACAACAAAATCAAAATGGTGTTAATATTGGAACAGGTTCTACAACAGGTTTTGGTACTATATCATCTAATGCATTTGTTAACGGAAATTTATTAGGAGAGGTATTTTTACCAGTTGTCAGTCCTGGATTACCTAATTACTCTACTACAGCAACTACGGGATATGATGTATTTGCTAATCAAGGTATATTAGATTCTAAATGTGGAACGGTAACAACAGTAACTGCTAATACAGCTGTTACATCTGGAGGAGCAGTAAAAATAGTAGCTATAGATACAGGTCTTGCTATTCAACAAGCAGGTGTTAGATTTACAGTAGATGCTAATACAGGTAGAAATACATATATAGGTAGTAAACAAGTTTATGTTTCTATACATTGTAGCTTTGACTTTATTAAACAAGATAAAGGAACTGATGACTATAGATTTAGTATTGCTAAAAATGGTAGTCCACTTACAGGCAGTCTTTTAGCTATACCTGATTTAGATGATATTACTGGTGTAGCAACTTTAGTATATGGGACACTTTTGGAAACAAATGATTATATTGAATTATGGGTATATTCAGATGGTGGAGATGATATGCTAGTAACAAACTATACCATGTTAATACGAGAGTAATATGCAGCAAGTTTTTGTAGGGAGTGCATATGGTGAAATTACAGAGAAAGGGTTTAGTAAACTAATAGATATTTTTCATGACAATTTTAATAATTCTCAAGGGGTATTTTATGATTTAGGTTCTGGATATGGAGACTTATGTATTCAAGTTGTTAAATCTAGTAAAATAAGTAAATCTGTTGGCATTGAATTGCATAAGCAAAGATATAGAGTGGCTTCTGAAAAATTAAAAGATTTAAACTTATCTAATGTTTCTTTTATAAATTCTGATTTTCGTAAATTAGATGTATCAGATGCTACAATAATTTTATCATCTAATGAAGCAATGCCTATTCATTTAAATTCAGATATATATAACATGGCTCCTAAAGGATGCTTAATTATTTTAGGAAGAAGACCTGATTTAGCATGGCGTAAAAAAAATCCTCATGTTATTTTCAATAAAACTGAACCAATAGAAAAAACATATAGTACTACAAGAGGAAACTGGTATGTTGTAAAAGAATAAAAAATTTTTGTATATTAAGGCAAAAATCTAAAATGGAAATTATTAAACATGCTAAGAACATTCATGAGTTAAAACTTGAAGGTACACATGCTAAGATTGCTATGTTCTCAGATATTCACTGGGACAATCCAAAGTGTGATTGGTCAATATTAAAAAAAGATTTAGATTACTGTGTAAAAGAATCTATTCCTATTATGATCAATGGAGATATGTTTTGCCTTATGCAGGGTCAAGGAGACAGAAGAAAAAACAAATCTGATATTAGACCAGAGCATAACAATTCTAAATATCTAGACAGTATTGTTGAAACAGCAGTTGAATGGTGGTCACCTTATTCTCATTTACTTACAGTTATAGGTTATGGTAACCATGAAACAGCTATTATCAAATGGCAGGAAACAGACATACTATCTAGATTTGTAAAACTACTTAATCTTAAGAACCATACTGATGTACAAGTAGGTGGTTATGGTGGTTGGTTAATTGTTAATCAAATAGTTAGAAAAAAAGTTGCTGCTACAAATTGCACTGCTACTATGAAAATAAGATACTTTCATGGATCAGGTGGAGGTGGTGTAGTAACCAAAGGAGCACTTAATCTTACTAGAGCTTTAGAAATGTATGAAGACTTTGATGTTTTTACTATGGGTCACATTCATGAGAATGCAGCTCGTAATGATGTTAGAGATACTATCTTACAGGGAGCTAAAGGTTATAGACAATTACAAAAACAAATTCACATGATGCTCACAGGAACTTATAAAGAAGAGTATGGTGATGGATCTAAAGGATGGCACGTTGAGAGAGGTGCTCCAGTAAAACCTATTGGAGGTAGAATTTTAACCATTGATTATAAGAGAGTTAGAAAAGATGGTAAAGATTTTCATGATAGACAAATAGATTCAATGAAATTTCCTTTGTAAACATTACGTATTTACACTTATTTTTGTTATATTATAGTATATATATATTTATAATAAAACAATGGAAGTTTCAAGTTTACAAATAGGGTTTGATGCATTAATAGCATTATTAGTTTCAGTAACAGGCGCGTTGGGAGTATGGTATTCATTAAAAGGAAAAGTTACAATCCAACAAATAACTTTAGATAGCCTAGAAAAAGATTTAGATGAAATGAAAACTGATAAAAAAGATAATCTAAAGCTATTACATAAAAGGATTGATGATTTAAAGACTCAAGTAGAAAGAAACAGAGAAAAGAATGATAAGTCTCTAGCTGATCTTAAAGCAGAAATGGGTCAAATGGAAATTAGAATTATCAATGCTATTAATAGTAAATAATTAGTAAAACTCATAAACATTATTGCCCAAGCTGTATAGGTTATACAATGCAGAAAGGAAATACATGTACTGTATGTGGTTTTACAAGAAAGAGAGACTACTCATTTATACCTAGAAATATGAAGTTTATACTTTACATAATGATGGCTAGCTTTCTTATAGCTTGCACTCCTCAGAGAAGGTTTACTAGGTTAATAGAAAAACATCCATATTTACTTACTACTGATACTCTTGTTATACATGATACAGTTAAAGTTACTGTACCTAAAGTAATTCATGATACTATTATCAATGAACACTTTTTTCATGAAATAACTAGAGACACATTAGTATTACAGAAAGAAAGACTTACTGTAAAAATATTTCATGACACTATTAAGAAGAATGTATTCATTCAAGGAGAGTGTGACACAATTACTGTAGAGAAAATAGTTGAGAGAAAGATCCCAATTAGATATTATGAAAAAACTCCACTTTGGAAAAAGATATTCAATTGGTTAATCATAGCAGCAATACTCTATGGAGTATATAGACTGTTTTTATTTTTAAAAAAAAGATTACTATGAAAAAGTTTTTTAAAGAATTATTAAGTGATGAGACAGGTGTTTACTCATCAAAAAGATTAGGTGGTTTACTTTGCGTTTTAGCACTTGTAGTATCACTAATAGCTAATACCTTTACCCACGGTGATATAAAGCCTGCAGAATATCTTGTAGATGCTGTAGCTTTATTTGCATTTGGATCTTTAGGCTTAACATCAATTGACAAATTTACTAAAGCAAGAAATAAGAAATAAGATGGGGTAAGTGCAATTTTAGTATATTTGACATTCTTTTTAATATATGCAATACCCGCAATAATCAAATACCTATGGAAAAAATAATTACTTGTCCTAATTGTAATACAGACTTTGACTTGTCTGTTACACCTCATCAAACTGAAGAATCTAAATATCTTTGGATATTTGACAATGGTCACGGTGGAATAATAGATGGAGTTTATCAAACTCCTGGTAAAAGATCTCCAGTTTGGCCAGATGGTAAACAACTTTTTGAAGGAGAATTTAATAGAGCTATAGTAGCTAGATTAATGGATCTATGTAAAGCAAATAATATAGATGCTGTTAACTTAGTAGACTCTCAAGAAGATGTACCTTTATCTTATAGAACAGATAAAGCAAACTCACTTGCTAAATCCTCTGGGAAACCTTGCATATATGTTAGCATACATGCTAATGGTTTTGACCAAGAGTCTGCGAATGGCTGGTCAGTCTACACTTCAAGAGGTGAAACTAAATCAGATGGGATTGCTACAATACTGTTTGAAAAATCTATGAGAGAATTTCAAGGAGAGTACATGAGAAAAGATACTACTGATGGAGATGTAGATAAAGAGTCAAACTTTTGGGTGCTTGTAAATACTACTATGCCTGCAATACTTTCTGAGAACTTCTTTATGACTAACTCAGATAACTGCCATAAGTATCTTCTTTCAGAGGATGGTAGAGATAGAGTAGCTAAAATTCATTTTGAAATGATTCAGCAGGTAGAAGCTGAGAATAAAGTTTAATTAAAAGTTCATAGGTTTAATTAATTTATCGAAGAGACCTAGGTTTAATTACCTAGGTTTTTTTATTTAAACTTCTGTGGTTTAAACTTTATTTGTATATTTGGTTAAATAAAAATTTAAACCAATGGAAAACCCAGAAAATTTATCACCAGAAGAATTGACAGCTAAGAAAGAAGAAATGCTGCAGTTCTACAAAGAGTCAATGCCTTACTTAGAAGCTCAGTTTGAATATGAAAAAATGTTATCGGAGATTGATGAAATGAGACTTAAAAGAACTCAAATTCAAATGGCGTATGCTCAAATGATGGCTCCACCTGAAGAAGAACCCATGCCTAAAGAAGAACCAGTGCATGAACCAGCTAAAAAAAGAAAACTTAAAACAGAAGCATAATGGCTATTGTTAAACGAGTTCAGAAAAAAGTAATAATGTCCAGAAAGGATATTGTTAAGTTTCAATTGATTACTCACTGTTATTTAAATAGAATAACGGTGAGTAACTCTGATCTTGAATGTTTAACTTTACTTAGTTCTCTAGGTTCTATAGAAATTTCTCATTTTTGTTATGATGCATCAGATGAGCAAAAAATATTTAAATCTCAACAAACTGTTAGAAACTGTATTAATAAATGCATAAAGTTTAAACTTGTAGTAAGGGATAGTAAAAATAAAAAGCTTATTTACATTAATCCTAAAATAAATGTTGAAACATCAGGATCTATATTTTTAGATTATAATTTTCTTGCTAAATGAAACCTAAAAAAGCAAGATTATTATACGAAGAGATATCTGAAGAAAATGATTTATCAAAAGATCTTGTAGAAAATTTAGTTGATTTCTACTATAAAAATGTTAGAACTTTATTAAGTGAGTTATATCATCCAAGAATAAATATTACTGGCTTAGGTATATTTACAGCTAGAGAAAATGCTGTTAAAAAAGCAATTCCTAGATTTGAAAAGTATTTAAAGAATCATGATACTTCTACATATTCTGCATATTATAATAAAAAAATGTTAGAAGAAAAAGTAGAATTTTTACATTCTATAAAAGAACAAATTGATTCTGAAAGAAAAAGGAAAGAAGAATTTAAAAAAAATAAAAATGGATCTAAAAAAGATTTGGAAAAATAGAAAAGAGATTTATGAAGGTATTAAAAATTCAGTCATAAGAGATAACTATGTAGAAGATGTTGCTGCTAAAAGAATGGCAATTTGTAAAGAATGTCCTGAAATAGATTTAAAAGGTTCTAAATGTGAAGCACCTGGCACACAACCTTGTTGTGGTGATTGTGGATGCTCTTTAGGGTTTAAAACAAGAGCTCTATCTGCAGAGTGTCCATTAGGAGAATGGAAAGCTTTAATGACTGAAGTTGAAGAAGATAAACTTGGTGAGTTATGAGTGTAATATTTACAGAAGAAGATCACAGCTACAAATCATCTAATCAAGAAGATTTAATTGATTGGATAAGTGTAACAACTCTTACATCTTTTTTTAAAGAACCTTTTGATGCTAAGAAAGTTGCTCAAAAGGTTTCTAAAAGAAAAAACTCTAAATGGTACGGTATGAAACCAAAAGATATACAAGCTGTTTGGAAGAAAGAGTCTGAAAGAGCAATGTCTCTAGGAACATTTTATCATAATCAGAGAGAAGATGATTTATGTTCTTTAGCTTCAATAGAACGAGATGGAACTACTGTACCTATATTTACACCAATAACAAAAGGTAAGGGTGTTAAAATTTCTCCAAAGCAAAAATTAGATCCAGGAGTATATCCAGAACATATGGTATATCTTAAATCTGCTGGTATATGCGGACAGTCTGATTTAGTAGAAGTTGTAAATGGAAAAGTTAGTATTATAGATTATAAGACTAATAAAGAAATCAAGATGCAATCTTATGTAGATTGGGAAGGTATGTCACAAAAAATGCAGTTTCCTCTTAATCATTTAGATGATTGTAATTTTAATCATTACGCTTTACAACTCAGTATTTATATGTATATTATATTAAAGCATAATCCTAAACTAAGACCAGGTGGAATGTTTATACATCATGTTCAGTTTGAGGAAGAAGGTAAAGATGAACATGGATATCCTATAACTAAATATACAAAACAAGGAGACCCTGTGTTAAAAGATTTAACTACAATACCTGTTCCATATTTAAAAGATGAGGTTATATCTTTAATACATTATCTACATGATAACAGAAAAAAACTAAAGAAAAAATGATTGCAAAACTATTTGATATACAAAACGGCAAGGTAGTTCCAACAGAACATTGCTATACACTTAAGTCATTAAAAGATATAATGGATAACTATCCAGATGATTATTTAAAGATTTATCAATATCTATTTTATATGACATGTCCTAACCCAGACATGAATCCTTTTTTTCATACTCCTGAACATGAAAAAGAAGAGGTTATAATGAAAGAAGTAGATGGAGAGTTTTCTACAGAAGATGATGATGTATGGGCAGCACTTAAGTTTTGTGAAAAGATGTATCAGACACCAACATCAAGAGCATACAAAGGTATTGCAGCCATGCTAGATAGATTAGGTAGATATATGCAAACCACACCTATTGAACACGGTAGAGATGGTAACATTAACTCTTTAGTAAATGCAGCTGCCAAATATCAGCAAATTAGAGAATCATTTAAAGGAGCTTATAAAGATCTTCAAGAAGAACAACAAAGTAATGTAAGAGGTGGAATAGGTTTAGGATATGACCAATGATACAGAAATATATCAAGATGTTCCTACATGGGATAATGGTACATGGACTAGTACAGACTTTGATAGCAGAGAAGACTTTGCAACTTATGTAAGAGATTTATTTAAAGAACCTGGTCAGTATGCATTTGATGAAACTTCTGTAGAATTTAATGGAGAAGCTACTAAGTTTAATACACAAGGTTTTTATTGTGCTGCTCCTTTTAAATCAAGAGACTTTATTAACTACTGGGAAGGAGAAAAGAAAAAATGTAGAAAAGGTGTAATATACAAATCAGGAGATAAAGTTTGGTATATAGCAAGAGACTACTACATGTGGTTAAACTTTTTACCGATCTTTAACAAAGAGATTCAAAAGTTTGGATTTGCTGATATTAGAGATGCTCAGTATCATATGGCATTATATGAAGTGTTAGCAGAGTTAAACTATAAACATGTTGCTATACTAAAGAAACGTCAGATTGCATCTTCTTATTATCATATGGCAAAGCTTATTAATCAGCAATGGTTTGAGCCAGGGGTAACTCTTAAGATAGGGGCTAGCCTTAAAGATTACATTAATGAAAAAGGTTCTTGGAAGTTCTTAGATGAGTATGCAGCATTCCTAAATGAACATACTGCATGGTATAGACCAATGAACCCTAGTAAGGTAATGATGTGGCAGCAAAAGATTGAGGTCAGAAAAGGTAATAGAAAAACTGAAGTAGGTCTAAAAGGAACTATACAAGGTATGTCCTTTGAGAAAGATCCTACAAATGGTGTAGGGGGTCCAGTTAAATACTTCTTTCATGAGGAGGCGGGTATTGCACCTAAGATGGATAAGACATATGAGTACATGAGACCAGCAATGAGATCAGGGCTTACTACTACAGGATTGTTTATAGCAGCTGGATCTGTAGGTGATTTGTCACAATGTAACCCACTTAAGGATATGATTCAAAATCCAACATCTAAAGATATATATGCTGTAGAAACTAATTTAATAGATCACAAAGGTACTGAAGGTATGTCAGGTTTATTTATTCCTGAACAATGGTCTATGCCACCGTACATAGACAAGTATGGTAATTCTAAAGTAGAAGAAGCTACCGTAGCCTTACAACAACAATTTGATGATTGGAAAAGAGAATTAAATCCAGAAGATTATCAGTTAAGAATATCTCAGCATCCCAGAAATATAAAAGAAGCATTTGATAATAGATCTGTATCAGTATTTCCTACACATCTTCTTTCTGCACAAGCTAGAAGAATAGAAGAAAAAGAATATGGATATGAATTCTTAGATATATCTACAGATGCTAATGGCAAACCAACTGTTAAAAAAAGTAATAGACAACCTATACGTGAGTTTCCTGTAAACAAAAAGACTGAAGATAAAACAGGGTGTTTGGTAGTATGGGAAAGACCTAATAAAGAAAAACCAGACTTTGGAAGTTACTATGCTTCTATTGACCCTGTAGCTGAAGGTAAAACTACAACATCAGATTCATTGTGTTCTATTTATGTAATGAAAAACTCTGTAGAAGTTACTAAAGTGACTGGAACAGAAACAGAAACTTATATAGAGCAAAGTAAAATTGTAGCAGCATGGTGCGGAAGATTTGATGATATAAAACAAACTCATCAAAGATTAGAGCTTATAATAGAATGGTATAATGCATGGACTGTAATAGAGAATAATATTTCTTTGTTTATTAACTACATGATAAGTAGAAAGAAGCAGAAGTACCTTGTACCTAAAAGTCAGATAATGTTCTTAAAAGATCTTGGTGCAAATAAAAATGTATTCCAGGAATATGGTTGGAAGAATACAGGTACTTTATTTAAATCACATCTTCTCAGTTATGGAATTGAGTTTGTTAGAGAAGAGCTTGATCAAGAAACAAAACCCGATGGAACTGTAGTTAAAACTACTTATGGAATAGAAAGAATTCCTGATCCAATGCTTATCAAAGAAATGCAAGAATATGCAGATGGAGTTAACGTGGATAGATTAGTATCATTTGTAGCACTTGTATCTTTTATGAGAATTCAAGAATCTAATAGAGGTTATACTAAACAAATCATTAGGGATGATGCTGCTAAAAAGTTGCAAAAGTCGGAAAATTTGTTTAAATTAAATAGTAGTCCGTTTACTCATATGGGTAGAAAAAATAAAAGAATGCAGGGTAAGAATCGTAAAAGATCTGCTTTTAAAAATATTAAATAGTAATTATGCAAGTATATAATGCACTTCAATTAAAAAAAGGAGCTAAAGTTGAACAGCAAAGAATAGGTGCAATTACACAACCTTTGCAATTTTTACCTCAAAAAAGAAAAGATGAAGAGTGGGCTGCTTGGAATTTAGATTGGTTAGAGTGGAATGGACTTAAACAACTTAGAAGAAATTCTAGAAGACTACTTAAAAACTATAAACTTGCAAAAGGTCACATAGATAAATCTGATTATATAGTTGAAGAAGATAATGAAACAAGAAATATTGTTGATTTATTAAATCAAGGTTCCGATGAAGGTGCAGCACTAGAGTTAAAATTTTATCCAATTATACCTAATGTAGTTAATGTGCTTGTAGCAGAGTTTGCTAAGAGATCTACTAAATTAACTTATAGAGCAGTTGACGAATTTTCATATAATGAAATGCTTGAACAAAAAAGGTTACAAGTAGAAGATGTTCTTGTAAATCAAGCCAAAGTAAAAACAATGTCTGCTATGTTAGCTCAAGGTTTAGATCCTGAATCAGAAGAAGCGCAAGAACAGTTAAATGAAGATAATTTAAAGACACTTCCAGAAATAGAAATGTATTTTAAAAAGAGCTACAGATCTATGATTGAAGAATGGGCTACTCATCAACATAAAGTAGATTCTGAAAGATTTAAAATAGAAGAGTTAGAAGAAAGAGCTTTTAGAGACATGCTTATTACAGATAGAGAGTTCTGGCATATGAGAATGATGGAGGATGATTATGAAGTAGAATTATGGAATCCTACTTTAACATTCTATCACAAGTCTCCTGATGTTAGGTATATATCTGACTGTAATTGGGTTGGTAAAACAGATATGTTGACTCCTTCTGATGTTATTGATAAATATGGTTATCTAATGGATGAAGAGCAGCTTAAAGCATTAGAAGCAATTTATCCAATAAGAGCTGCTGGTTATTCAATAGGTGGTTATCAAAATGATGGTTCCTTTTATGATGCTACTCAATCTCATGAATGGAATACTCAAAGACCTTCTTTAGCTATGAGACAATATACTAGTTTTATGGGAGATGGTGTTGTTACAGATGGAGATGATATTGTGAATAGAATACTTTCTCAAGGTGAAGATTACCAAGATGAAGGTTCTGCATATTTATTAAGAGTAACAACATGTTATTGGAAGTCTCAAAGAAAACTAGGGCATTTAACAAAGATAACTGATCAAGGAGAAGTTTTAAATGAAATAGTTACAGAAGATTATAAAATTACAGATAAGCCTATATATGATACTAGATTATTTAAGAATAAATCAAAAGAAAATCTTATACTTGGAGAACATATAGAATGGATATGGATAAATGAAGTTTGGGGTGGTGTTAAAGTAGGACCTAATATTCCTAGCTATTGGGGTATGAATAATCCTTCAGGTATGACTCCTATCTATATAGGTATAGATAAAAAAAGACCTGGTAAATTAAAATTTCAGTTTAAAGGTGATAACAATTTATATGGTTGCAAACTTCCTGTAGAAGGAGCTGTATTTTCAGATAGAAATACAAAGTCTACAGCTTTAGTTGATTTAATGAAACCTTATCAAATTGGATATAATCTGGTTAATAATCAAATAGCAGATATACTAGTAGATGAACTAGGTACAGTTGTAATGATTGATCAAAACACATTACCACAACATTCATTAGGTGAAGATTGGGGTAAGGGTAATTATGCAAAAGCTTTTGTAGCTATGAAAGATTTTCAGATTTTGCCCTTAGATACATCTATTACAAATACTGAGAATGCGTTAAACTTTCAGCATTTTCAAAAATTAGATTTAGAGCAGACTAATAGGTTAATGGGAAGAATTCAATTGGCTAATTACTTTAAACAACAAGCTTATGAAGTAATTGGTGTAAATCCTCAAAGAATGGGGCAGCAATTATCTCAGATGACTGCAACTGGTGTAGAACAAGCAGCTAGCGCTTCTTATGCGCAAACTGAAACTTACTTTATACAGCACTGTGATTACTTAATGCCAAGAGTTCACCAGATGAGAACAGATTTAGCTCAATACTATAATAGTACTAAACCATCTACAAGATTAACTTATATTACTTCTGCAGATGAAAAAGTAAATTTTGAAATTAATGGTACAGACATGCTAATGAGAGACCTTAATATATTTACTTCTACTACTGCTAATCATAGAGCTGTGTTAGAACAATTAAAACAAATGGCTCTTCAAAATAATACTACAGGTGCTAGTATATATGATCTTGGTAAAGTCGTACAATCAGATTCTATTGCAGAACTAAATGCTGCTATGAAAAACTCTGAACAAAAACAACAGCAACAACAACAGGAGCAGGCTCAACAGCAACAACAAATGCAAGAGCAACAACTTTTAGCTCAACAACAACAAGAAAAAATGAAACTTGATGCTGAAGGTATAGAGAAGGAGAAAGATAGACAAAAAGATATTCTTATTGCAGAAATTAGAGCTGCAGGTTATGGTTCTACGGTAGACATTAATAAAAATCAACAATCTGATTATAAAGATGTCATGGAAGATATTAGAAAAACTGAGCAGTATCAACAACAAACTCAAGTTGAAAGACAAAGACAGGCTAATGATATGGTAAAACATTCACAAAAAATGTCAGTAGAAGAACAAAGATTGCAAGCTCAAAAAGAAATAGCAAATACACAGTTAGAAATTGCTAAAGAAAATAAGAATAAATATGATGTTAAATCTTCAGATTCTAAAAAGAAA